CGAGAAGTTGGCGAACTCGTTCATCAATCCGTGTAATCTTTCCCCGGAGACAATCCCAGGACGACGCTTCCGGCCGAAGACGGATACCAGCGCCTCGTTCGCCATAGGACGCGAACGAGCCCAGGCAATAAACTTGGCAGCTTCGGGGAACCGAGCCATCCAGGCATCGATTAAGCGCTGAGCCTCTTCTGGCTCAATGTCGAACTCCTCCGCAATCGAGAATGCCTCACGGCCATACGGAATGCCGAAGTTAATGGCCTTGGCTCTAATCCGCTGGTCTGCGTCGAAGTTCGGACCGTACATATCCGTCGCAACTTCGTCGTGCAGGTTGCGCTTATCGTCCATGAAGATGGCGGTAAGAACCACATCTCCAGACAGCGCCGCAAGTGCACGAAGCTCTGCAGTGTTGTAGTCGGCCTCAACAATCACCCGACCCTTAGGAGCTCGATACATCCGCTTCCAGCGACTGTCGCGCGGAATGTTCTGGATGTTTGGCTCTGAGCTCGACAGACGCCCAGTAGGCGTGATGTGCAGCTTGAAGGTCGTATGGATACGACCGTTAATGTGCTTGTTCTCGATGGCGACGACATACGTCGACAGCCGCTTGACGAGCGCACGGTATTGCTTGATCAGTCTGACAGCCGGATGAGCTGGCAGCTTGGCCATCGTCTCTTTGGACGTGTCTGCTGGGATCTTGCCTTTGATCCGCAGTCCAAGTCGCTCATAGAGCAGCTCTTTGACTTGTCCCGGGGAGTTGGGGTTGACTTCGTACCCGACGATCTCCTTGAGTTGCTTAGTGCAGTTCTCGATCTCTGCCAGTAGACCGATCTCCCGATGCAAATCTTCCGGCTTGATAAGACCTGCATCTACATCAGCCTGTGTAGCGCCGTAGTGATTGATCCGGACGTAATCCAGATCCACCCCAATGCCGAAGAGCTCGATCTCGCACAGCAACGCACTTGCCGGGATTAGAGTCTTGGTATACAGCAGCTCCGTGTCTGCATCGGCAGCGACGAGATCCCGCGTCTCCTGGAACAACTGGTGAGTCTTCTTCAAGTCCTTTGCAAGGTACTCATGTCGCTTCAAGATCGGAATCTTAGAATACGAGTCCTTCTTGTTCTTGACCCACTGCTTGATCTCGGCCTTGTGCTCTGGGGCACCAAGACGATTCTTTGCCTGCTCATCAAGGTCGTGTTGCTTGGCCGTCTCATTCAGTGCATACGACAGCAACAACGTGTCCTCATGGATGATGTCAGTACCATAAGGTATCCAGCCATTCATCCAGGCGAACCGGATGTCGAACTTGCCGTTCTGCCATACCCACCGAATCTCAGGGTGAGTCAGCAAAGCGGTGACGGCTTCCTTATACGCAGGCTGCTCGGCTACTAGTTCCGGGAGAATGAGGTGAGCAGTGTCTCGAGCCTTGTCGTAAAGGCCGAAGTCCAGGATGTAATCGTTGATCGGAGAAAACCCGGAGGTCTCAAAGTCGCCGGATACCAGGTTGTATTCCAGGCCCGCATCTTGCGCTTCATCTGCCAGCGTTTGCGCCAACTCCCAAATCTGGTCGGCATTCTCAAGGATGTTGATCTTGGGAGGTTCCCATAGGTCTTGTCGTGCGACGCCGGTTCTGGCGAGCTTGAAGGCTTCATCCAAGTCGGATCGGAAGACTTGGAGGTTCCCTCCCCGGAGGAGGTATCCTGGGTGGAGAATGGGGTAAACACGGACAACATTCCCGCGCACTGGATCAATGGTTGAAAGGACTTCCCCGCGCCGCTGCGTGATCTTGAACGTAGTATCGCCGAGTACCGAGATGCCAGCCGCCGCTCCCATTGCGATGACGAGGTCACGAGGTTTCTCCCACAATTGCTTGAGCGCCCGATCTCGGCACTGCATCACGGCGTTGATCCGGAACTCCTTTGCCGCAGTTGCCTTCTCGATTATCGGCATGCGACATTGGGTGGCTCCGATGATGTAGGTATCCCGATATAGGTCTACATGTTTCGGCAACGAAGACAATAGCAACGCCTCCATCTCATTGGCGAGAGGGAGGCGCTTCTTTAACGCATGCGTTCCTGGACCATCGACGACGATGGCAATCTTGGCGTCAGGATTACCTGTACAGCCTACGCGTACACCAGGAACACAGGGACACCCTGGGCAAGCCAGGGGTGCCATCACTACAGGGACTGCTTTCGACATCAGATGTCAAATGCCTTGGGATCCATCTGGACAACCTTGCGAACGAGGTTGACGTTGTTCTCGATGTCGTGACGACGCAGATTCGCCAGGCTGTTGGGAGTCTCCCAGAACGAGCCCCGGGGGCCGGCATCGAACGCGGGCATCGAGAACCCGATCCCCTTGACACCCGCACGCAGCGGGGCAGCGGAGTCGATGCCGTCGATCCAGGGAAGTCTGGCCGTTGCCACGTCGTCCACCAGGTCGTCGCTGAAGCCCAGCAGGTGCCACAGGCTGAAGCGGGTCGAATACCGCTTGTACAGTTCGATGGCGAGTGGCATTCGCGAGCCGAGCACCGGCGTCAAGCAGCGGGGGATGGCGATGCCGCGGAACGCTTTGATGCTGGCGTAGAGATCCGCGCACATCAAGCATTCGGCCGTCGTCCGTCCTTGCACGACGCCCACCAGCCGCGGCACCTCCGCCCACTGGTAGCTGTAGTAGTCCTGGATAAACCTATGCGTGGCATTCATCGTGCCCTCCATGTCCAAGAACGCGTCCGCTGACACGATGTACTCGGCGTTGACGACCCTGGCAGCTTCCAACACCGTGGCGCAATTGACGGCGCCGCCCAGCTCCACGACGCTGTTGTCCATGATGATCAGGCCACCGTTGTCGACGATCGGCTTGTACAGCTCCCGGTATTCCTTCTTGTTGTCCTCGCTGGCGATGACGTCGTGGGCGAGAAGCAAGTGGTAATCCCCCAACGCCCCCAAGTTGGCGAGGTTGATGGCGATGTTGAGGGGTGCGACGGGAGCAAATTTGGCCATGACAGTCTCCAATGACGGTTAACAGAAGCGGCTGCAATCTCTATTATACACCAACCTCGATGGGCAAATCAAGATGCCGCACGCTAAATTCTTTGGGGGCTATTCGCCCCCAGTTTCAGTGCCTTACTTCTTGGACATCGCGATGAGCGACATCAGCTCCTGGCGCGCAGCGTCGTTGAGGCGGAATGCTCCCCGCATCGCCGACGTTGTGGTGAGGACGTTCGGGTGGCCGACGCCGCGAGTGCCCATGCAGGCATGCGTTGCTTGCACGATGCACGCGACGCCCAGCGGCTCCAGATGCGTGTCCAGCGCTTCGGCGATCTGGTTCGTCAGCCGCTCCTGGACTTGCAGGCGACGCGCGAAGACGTTCACCAGGCGGTCGATCTTGGACAGGCCGACGATGTGGTTCTTGGGGATGTAGGCGACGTGAGCTACGCCGATGATGTCCGCCATGTGGTGCTCGCAGCAGCTGACGACGGGGATGTCCGTCAACAGCACGATGCCGCCGACCTTGTGCACGTCCTGCTCTGCGCCGTCCTCGAACGTCTTCAGCATCGCACCGATGTCGACGTTGTAGCCGGAGAAGCGTTCCTTCCAGGCCTTGACGACGCGCTTGGGCGTTTCGAGTAAGCCTTCGCGATCGGGATTGTCGCCGATGAACTTGAGGATATGGTACACGCCATCCTCCATCATTTGGTCGGCAGTTCTCTTGTCTTGTGCCTTTGTGGCCATCATGTGCTCCGTTGGTCAGGGGATCGATGCGTAGAGATGCATCTGCAGGTTCAGGATCAACCCGTTGTTCATGGCGTATTGCGCCGCGTACTCGTGGTTGGCTTGGTTCGCTTCCAGGTTCAGGAGGCCCGGCTCCCAGAAGCTGACACGCTCGATGACTTCGGACCGTACTTCGAGGGACGGCTCCTTGCCCAGCATCAGTGCGATCTTCATCTCCTTCGGCTGTGCTTGGTACACGTTCATCGGAGACACGTACACCGATTGGCCATCGGCTGCTGCCGCCAAGGCCCAGTCAGGCACGCTGTGGTAGGGCGATGACGGATCGGCCGACAGAACGAACTTGTAGGCCCACGCCCGCCGCATCATGGAAGGAAGTGGCTTGAGGTAGTGACCCGACTTCTCCGAGCACTTCGGCGACACCACGACAATCGTCGCGTCCTCGATCAGCGGCAGATCGACAAGGCCGTTGGTCTCGATCTGGATATCACCCCAGCGCCAGAAGTCCTGCTCGATGAACTTGCTCAGATTCGATTGCAGCGTAGGTTCGCCGCCGGTCACTACGAGCACCAGCCCCGGATGCGAGATCGGATACGGGTCATCGTTGGGATTGTCCCAGAAGTACATCCCCGGTAAGGCGAGCTGTTGCTTCGCGAAGTGTTCTGTGATTGTCTGCACCATGCGATGACGGATCTCGTTGAACGTCATCCACGTACCGGCATCGAAGTACGTGTCGCAGAAGCTGCAGTCCAGGTTGCACTTGGCCAACCGCAGGAAGATGGCCGGCCGCCCAGCGAGAGGACCTTCACCTTGGAGGGTGAAGAAGATGCTCGTCACGAGCAGCGAATCGGGTGGAGCGTCTGCGAAGAACTTGCGCCCGACAATTTCGTTCTGTCCGAACATCATGCACCTCCATCGTGGATGGCTTCGTCAGTGGTCTCGCCGAGGGTTTCCTTGACGCCTGCCAGGCGTTGCAACGGCGTCAAAGACGCACATGCCGCACACTTGCGGGTCTCCTCGAAGGTCACGCTTAGCAGCGTAACACCCGAATCCTTCAGCTGCATCGGACCGATGATGTGCAGCAGGTACGCAGCCATGTTCTCGGCAGTGGGGTTGAAGTTGCAGATCACGACGCTCTTGTCCTGGGCGAAAAGCGTCGTGGCCAGCGGGTGATCTTGGGAGATCAAGAACCGGTGATCCCAGTTCTCTTCCACCCATTCGCACAGTTTGGACTTGATCACGGAGAAGTCCATCGTACGGCCGACGGTATCCAGCTGTTCGGCGCCGACAGTGAAGTGCACGCGGCCGTTGTGGCCATGCAAGTTGGCGCACTTCGACTCGTGTCCCAGCACCACGTGGCCGTACGAGAAGTCATGGTAACGGGTTGCCGTCACCATGGTGGGGAAAGTCCCCAGGGTTTTGTTCAGTCCGATCACGAAGGATCTCCTAGTTGATTGGTTGACTGGGGCTTTCCACCCCTTCGCCGGGTTATCGCTCACTGGGTAGAGTTCACCTGTGCACGGTTCTGTCAGATTTGAAATCCGAACAGCCGCTACCCTTGCGGGCCACCAGACACCACCGGACAATCTGCACCATGTCTTAACCTTCTAGGAATACGGGCATGGCGCAGTACGCAGTTCGTCAGGCCGCGTATTCGGTTGGATCGTCGATCTCGGCTTCGTGGAACGCAGCCTTGCGAGCGCGGCACGTCGGGCACTCGCCGCAGTGCTTGTCACCGCCGGCGTAGCAGCTCCAGGTCAGTTCGAACGGCACGCTGAGCTCGTAGCCCTTGATCACGACCTCGGCCTTCGTCATCTCGATCAGCGGCGCATGGACGCGGACGCGATGGTAGGTGCCGATGTAGATCGCCGCGCCCATCGCACCGATGAAGTCCAGCCGGCAGTCGGGGTAGGCGTCGTTGGCCGCATCTTCGGCATGCGCACCGAAGTAGATGTGCGCGTTGTGCAGCTCGCCCTTGCCCGGCGAAGCCATCGCTGCGAGGGTCGCCAGCATCAGGCCGTTGCGGAAAGGCACGTACGTCGGACTCACGCCGGTGATCTCGGCGTAGCTCATCTTGGGGATCACCACGCCGGGGTCGGTGAGCATGGACTTGGGGATGTTCGGGAGCTGGATGATGCGGTGCTCGCAGCCCATCTCCTTCGCGATCTGCGCGGCGCGATCCAGCTCCTTCTTGTGACGCTGGCCGTAGTCGATGCTGACGGCCGTCACGTTGTCGTAGCCGTGGTTCTCGCACGCGATGGCGAGGACGGTGGACGAATCCAGTCCCCCGGAAAGGGCGACGAATGCTTTGTCGTTCATTGAAACCTCCGTAGACAAGGGTAGAAGAAAGGGCCGAGCTTGTGGCCCGACCCCTTCTCAGCAGGCCAGCTTACATGAAGCTGGGTTCGCCGCCGGCAGCGCCGCCATCGACGGCGGGCAGCAGATCGCGCACGTTGTTGCGGTCTTCACCCTGGTACTTCCGGATGTCGACGCGGCAGCGGAGGCGCCGGCCCAGCAGCACGCCGCTCTCGGCGACGGCCTTCGGGTTGAACGGCGACGCCAGCAGCTCGGGCGCGACGATGCTGATCGTCTTCTTCGTGCGGGGCATCGAGCTGGCCGCGAACACGGCGTGGAAGAACAGCTTGCGCTTGGCGAACTCGCCGTCCTCGACCTCGAACTTGAAGGTCCACATCGGGTTGCCCGACGCTTGGCTGAGGCCGTACGTGCAGTCGTCCACCGTCACGTTGTAGATGCCACGGGGCATCGCAGCGAAGCCCGCTTGATCCGCGACGTTGCTGAAGTCGACCACGACGCCGTCGTTGTCGTCCGTCGCGCCCTCGGCAGTGGTACCACCGAAGTCGACCAGGTTTTCACCGTTTCCGTCCATTTTGCACTTTCACATTGGCCAGGATATTGAAATGATGATGACGTGATGCCTGACCTCACGACGTCATATCCGTGCGTTCGCACGAATTGGCTACGCAGCCTTGGGGAGGAGGCCAACGCTGCTCAGGATGGACTGCATCGTCGGGTTGTCCCAGTAGGGTTGCTTGAAGTTCGAGAACCGGCACTTCGCATCGACCCGGGGAGTGGGGTGAGCGAGCATGCGGTGGATGCGACTGCCACCTTCGCCAGGCACCACGTGGAGGAAGCCGACCACATCCATGAAGCCCTGGATCTGCTTGGCCAGCTTGCCCGTGAGCGCCGGCTGGAAGATGAACTGCTTGGCTTCGTTCTGCACGTAGCTCGAAGCGGCCGTCATTAGGATGTTCATCGGCAGATCCCGCATGGCACGCGACAGCCGCATGAGCTGGGAGTTGTTCTTCTTGTACTCCGCCCACTCCGGTGCCGTCGTCTCCTCGTCGAGTCGCGTGTTGTCCGTGATAGCCAGCAGCGAGTACATGGAGAACGTTTCGGCTTCCGTGACCGAGTCGACGATCGCCGTCTGGTAGCGACGTGCCGGAGCCTTCGGATCGGCCTGCGGGAACAGCTTCAGTTCCAGCTGCTTCAGGAGCGGTTCGCCTTCATCGAAGGGCATGTCGCGGTAGCGGCAGTGCACCTTCAGGAACTCGTGAACCCGCGCCAGCTGCGCGTAGTTCTTCACGCGGATGATGTCGATGTAGCTCTTGTCCTTCTCCGACAGTGCCTCCATCTCCGTGAGCAGCGTGAGATCGCCGGCCTCGCAGTTGATGAACAGCACGTCACGCATGTGAGGCACAGCAGCCGCCGTACCGCAGAGACGCGTCTTGCCGCTGCCGTAGCCGCCGTACACCAGGAGCTTGATCCAGCGATCGCTCTCCGTCATCTTCTGGATGAGGAACGGAGGCGCCTTGACTTCCGTCGGAGCCGTCGTCATGCCGACGGTCTGAGGAGCAGCAGGGTTCAGAACCCCAACTCCTCCAAGAACACCTCCGACGGGCTTCCCAGTGACTCCTGGGGCGATTGCTGTTCCGACGCCTGTTCGAGTGCTTCCAGGCGTTGCGCCAGGTTGTTGTACTGCAGCGCCTCCAGCGGGAGGTTGCACGTTTCCAGCTGCGGCAGGAGTTGTCGCCATTTTGTCTGTTCCTCTGCAAGTGTTCCGGCTACATAGGTGTATGCCGTCAGGTACTCTTCATAGTCGTCGCCGCGATCCATCGCAACGCAAGCGGCTTGAAGAGGGCAACCCCATTCACAATCCTTGGACGGATTGGGATAGAGGGGAAGATTGGGGTTGGTCATGTCTTCCAGTTCCATGAGGAGCTTGGCCTCAAAGGAACGGAGCTGACCTTCATTCCGTTCCACCAGATCCCGGCGAACGAAACGATCCTTGTGCTCATCCTCTTCCGCGATCAACGCGTTCCACATGAGGATGTTCTGGTTCGGAGCCTTCTCGATGGCGCCATAGAACTTCTTCAGCATGTCGCCATACAGCATGGCAGACGTCGATTGGCGCTTGTCGTGAGAGATTCGCCCGGTGGAGAGCACCTTGGGAGGCAGCGGCAGGCTCTTCTTGTGTTGCTGGTAGATTACGCCAGCGACTGGCCTACCGTAGAGACGCCAGGCTGCCCAGCAATAGGCAGTGATCTGATCGTCGATGTCGAAGTGGTGGATGCGGAACGCCTTGGCGGACTTGTATTCCACGATCCACAGCTGACCGAACTCGTCTTCGATGACGCGGTCAAGCGTGAAGCCGTACAAGAGTCGACGGCCTTGAGCATCCTTCCAGCCCAGATCGATGCGCGCATTGACTTCGACCTGCGGAACACCGTTCCAGATCAGCGTCTTCAACGGATCCCGGCTACGCAGGTAGATCTCGTTGTAGTACGACATCATCCCCATGCCGATCAGTTCCAGCTCACGCCAGTTGCCGGGGATACGACCTGCAGCGTGCGTGGCCATTTGATAGGCCTTGAACGCTATCGCGGGGTGCTTATATTGGTTGATGCCGTGGAAATCTTCCAGGGCGAAATGCATTCCGGTACCGAACCAGAAGTAATCCGCCTCGGTACGCATCTTGCGCCCTTGAGCGTTGACTGACATCCAGCCCCACAAGCGACGGCAGCGCTTGAACAGGATCCGATCGGAGGTGCGAGCGATGAAAGACGGCTCGAGCACCGCGGCCTCACGGCCGTCAAGGATCTCGTACGAGACCTTGAATGGCGATCCAGAAGTACCTGGATCAGCAAAGATCGGAATGATCGGCTTGGACATTTGACTCACTGTCAGGGGGTGAACATCAGAAGGCTCGGCTTAACTGATGTACGAACTAATGAATAATTATACTCCAATTGCCTCGGAGTCCTCAATAGGTTAATTAGTGTCCCCTAGAGGTTGGTCAAACGCCATAGTCTGCCATCACCTGTCGAACATTGGTGACCTTGCCGTTGATGACGTCCTTGACTTGTTCATATACCGTACCTTCCATCACGATGTACGTTGCAAGGCACGGGACATCAAAGACGCTATCAGCTCGACGCAAGCGCCCTTCTGCCTGAATGTTGTTGTTCGGATCCCAGTCGAAGCCCAAGAAGTATGCGTAGTCCGCTACATCGAGCGGGAACGATTGGGCGTACGCAATAGTGCAGAAGACTACTCCCTTGGTCTTCCGCCATGATTCGACAGTTGCATCGCATTCGTCTGGAGTGACTCCGCCGTACAGGTTATAGATCTGTCCTTCATACCCGGACGCGAACAGATGCTTTGCGGTTATGAATGCGAGCTCCTTAAACGGTACGAATACGACCGCAGCATCGAGTTCAAGCAGCTTGTCTGTCAGCCATTCGATTCCGCCACCCAGAGGGCCATTGTCGAATAGCAACCGGGGACTTACGGCCAGCTGAAGGAGTTTTGTCAGCTTTACAAGGCTGTTTTGTGCCAGAACAAACTGGTCTCGATATTTGGCCTCCATGCTGGAGTCCATTGACGCGTACAAGAGTTCTTGTTCCCGCGACATTGGAATGATCTCAGTGCGGCGCACTACGGGATCAATCCCGACGCCATCAGCTCGGAACTGGCCTCCGACCTCCTTCCAAGTACGAGACCTGTAATAGCT